CCAAAAACATCGATTCCGTACAGTGTGCGTATTGTTCTTCGACCTCAACGTATAGAGAATCCTAATTTTTTATACGAATCCTCGATGGCTTTTATTAAATGAATAGGGTTTGCTTCAATTCTAGCAATAGTTTCTTGAACGAACTTTCTTCTCTCTGACCATTTACCTTGCCTGTACCAATTTTCACTAATTCCATCTTCAATTGTATCAGTAATAAATTGACCATGCTTTGAATCATAATCATGCTCATAGATAGGGAGGTATCTTGTTTGTCCCATAGTTAAGTTTTCAAATAGAACTCTAACTTTACCACCGTTGACTTCTACTTTTGTAATATACATATTCCTGATATCACTTAATCCACCATCATCACCACGTCTAGTGTATTGTTTAGGAGCATATCTAGCGTAAACAACATCTCGAACTGCTTTAGACATTTCTTTAGCTAATACTTTTTCAATATTTTTATCCCTAAAGACACTATCAATAATGTCTCCTCGTTCCAAATATTGTTGAAGTTGGTCTAAGTCTTTAAACTGAACCATCCATATTCTCCTTTTCATCCCTAATAATTAAAAAGGGTATACAAAAAGAGGTATACCCTTAAAATCTAATTATGTATTTATTTTTTTAAGAAACTACAACTTCAATTACATCCGTATAAGTACCATCAGTCACTTTAACATTAGTTACACCTGTGCCGATAGCAGTAATTTCACCATCTACAAATGTAGCAACTAACACGTCATCTGACGAGAATGATAAATCGCTATTTTTCATTAGCACATTACTGTATCCGCCACCACGTAGACCTAGAGTTGTAACAGATTGTTTTTCACCAATCGTTAAAGTAGCCTCTGAAACATCAGTCGCTAATGATGAGACTTTTACAGAAGCACCGTTTACAGGTAGCCATTTTACGGTTGCATACATATCGTCATCAGTTAAAGCTTTTCCATTCAAAGTAAATTGCGCTACACTGTCATGTGCTAAGTTTACATTTAATGCCCCGTCTAATTTATATCGAGGCACTTCAATTTGTTGCTCATAAGCTTTATCGCCATTTGAATTGAAGATATCGGAAGTTAAAACGAGTTTGTATGCTTTAGGGAAGTCATTAGCGCCAATTGTAAGTTCGTCAACTTGAGCACTGTATTGATAAACAACTTTTAACTCTTGG